TGCTTTAACCTGGGCATGACTAGGCTAAGACAGTTTACAAAGATGCTAGAAGCACTAGAAAAGGGTGACTATTCAGAAAGTAAGGTTCAAGCCCTTGATAGCCTATGGGCAACTCAAGTCGGCGAAAGGGCTAATACCCTAGCTACCATGTTAGAGACTGGGGTTTATCCTGAATGAAGCCAGCTAAAGGTAAAGCTAAGGTTAAAGTAACTGCCTCCGGTAAAAAGGTCAGTTATGGCCAAGCAGGTAAAACCTCAGACGGTAAAAGGCGAGTTCAGCCTGGTACGAAAAAAGGTGATGCCTATTGTGCCCGTAGTGCAGCCCAGATGAAAAAATTTCCAAAAGCAGCAAAAAACCCCAACTCACCATTAAGGCTTTCACGGAAGCGGTGGAAGTGTAAAGGAGCAAAAAGTGGCTAACGGACTCTATAAAAATATTGCAAATAAACGTGCCAGGATTAAAAAACAGAAGGCTACTGGTGCCAAAAAAGTAGAACGGATGCGTTCACCAGGATCAGCCGGTGCCCCAACTGCCTCTGCCTTTAGAAAATCAGCTAAAACAGCTAAGAAAAGGAAATAACAATGCCAAAGAAAAAAGGTAAGAAAAAGGGTTACTAATTGGACCTAAACATTGAATTGTTACCCTGGCAACAAAAGGTCTGGGATGATCCTTCCAGGTTTAGGGTGGTTGCTGCTGGCCGTCGAACAGGTAAGTCCCGATTAGCAGCCTATTTGCTATTGGTCCAGGCGTTACAAACGGATAGGGGTGATATTTTCTATGTTGCCCCGACTCAAGGCCAAGCCAGGGACATAATGTGGTCGCTGCTATTGGAGATTGGTTCCCAGGTAATTACTGGTTCCCACGTTAATAATATGCAGATCCAACTGGCTAATGGCACAAAAATCAGCCTTAAAGGGGCTGATAGACCGGAAACCATGCGTGGTAGTTCAATTAAGTTTTTGGTGCTCGATGAATATGCAGACATGAAGCCTGAAACCTGGGAACTTGTTTTGAGGCCAGCTCTTACTGACCTAAAGGGTAGTTGCTTATTTATTGGGACGCCGGTGGGGAGGAATCACTTCCACGATTTGTTTATCCAAGCTGGCCGTGAAGATCAAGTGGATTATGAATCTTTTCACTTTACCAGTTATGACAATCCGATTTTGGAAAAAAGTGAAATTGATTCTGCTAAAAAAAGTATGTCCAGTTTTGCGTTTAGACAAGAATTCATGGCCAGTTTTGAGGCCAAGGGTTCTGAAATGTTCAAAGAAGAATGGATTCAATTTGATGAAGAAGAACCAGAAGGTGATTATTACATAGCTATTGACCCTGCTGGTTTTAATGAATCCGGTCAGTCTAGGCGTAAAAGTAAAAACCTGGATAGTACGGCTATTGCGGTTGTTAAGGTAAATAGGAATGGCTGGTGGATTAAGACAATTATTTCTGGACGCTGGGAGTTAAAAGAAACGGCTAAAAAGATTTTTGATGCGGTGGAAAAGTACCGGCCAGTTTCTGTCGGCATTGAACGTGGTATTGCCAGGCAGGCCATTATGTCACCCCTAACTGACATGATGAGAAAAACTCACCGGTATTTCCGGTGCGTAGAATTAACACATGGTAACAAGAACAAAACAGATAGGATTATGTGGGCCTTGCAGGGCCGATTTGAAAATGGAGCAATAAAACTTAACGAAGGTGATTGGAACGACAAGTTTCTGGATGAATTATACCAGTTTCCCGATCCGTTAACCCATGATGACACTGTGGATGCCCTGGCCTATATAGATCAATTAGCCCAGGTAGCTTATGCCAGTGATTATGAAGAAGAAGAGCATGAATACGCTGAAATCTTAGTGGGGTACTGAAAATGGATGACAATACAAGTTTGATGTTTGACGCAGAAACAATAGATTCTTGGGTAAATGACAAGGTTTCTACATGGGGTGACCATTGGAAAACCAACTATGAAGAATCATTTGAAGAATATTACCGTCTTTGGCGTGGAATATGGGCCAATGAAGACAAAACTAGGGCCAGTGAACGGTCCAGGTTGATTTCCCCTGCACTCCAACAGGCCGTTGAAAGCTCAGTTGCCGAAATTGAGGAAGCTACGTTCGGGAGGGGTGCTTTTTTTACCATCAGGGATGATATTAAACCACCGGAAGGGGCACCAGCCACAGAAGAAGAGGCAATGGTATTGCAGCAAGCCCAGGCTAAGGTTGCCCAAGATAAGTTAAAAATTAGCTACTTAACCAGTAAACTTAATCAAGATTTTACAAAGGCTAGAATCCGTAAATCTGTCGGTGAAGTGTTGCTCAATAGTGCTATTTACGGCACCGGCATTGCTGAAATCGTCATTGACACGGTGCCTGACTTAAAACCTATGGAAATGCAGAATGCTGAAGGGATGTACGAACAAGGGGTTGCAGAAGGTGAAAAAACCCTAGTGACCATGAGGCCCATTCAGCCCCAGAACTTCAAAATTGACCCTTTAGCTACGTCAATAGAAGACAGCATTGGCGTTGCAATTGAAGAATTTGTTTCCCCTCACTCGATTCAGCTTTTACAAGAAGATGGGGTTTACCGCCAGGTGGAGTTTGGTGCCACCAGTGGGGAAGATTCTATTTTAGATGCAGACCCCACGTTGACGGATCAGCCAGATGATAAAGTCCGTTTGACTAAATACTTTGGTTTGGTCCCTAGGCACCTCTTTGACAAATTCAACAATGAAGACGTTGAAGAACTCAGTGAAGTTGAATTAGAAATCAAAAAAGAAATGGATGATGACGGTGAAATACCGGCTGGGCTAGAAGATTTGCAAGATATGATTGAAGGCCCCTATTACATTGAGGCAATGGTCATTCTAGCGAACCGAAACACGGTCCTAAAATGCGTAGAAAATGACTTTTATCTCAAAGATAGGCCGGTCATTGCATTTCCCTGGGATATTGTCCCTGGCAGATTCTGGGGCAGGGGTGTTTGTGAAAAAGGTTATTCAAGCCAGAAGGCTTTAGATACCGAAATCCGCGCCAGAATTGACGGATTGGCCTTAACCAACGCTCCCATGATGGCTGTTGACTCAACAAGACTAATGCGTGGTTCAAAAGCTGAAATCCGACCAGGTAAAATTATTCTTACCAATGGTGACCCAAGAGAAGTCTTACAGCCCTTTAAATTTGGGGAGATAAGTAACAATTCTTTTGTCCAGGCAGAAGCGTTGCAGAAAATGGTCCAAACTGCCACTGGTGCCATTGATAGTGCTGGCTTTGCTGGCTCAATCAACGGTGAAGCCACTGCTTCAGGTATTTCAATGAGTTTGGGGGCTATTATCAAACGTCACAAAAGAACCCTGGTCAATTTCCAACAGGCGTTTTTGATTCCGTTTGTTAAGAAAGCAGCTTGCAGATATATGCAATTTTCGCCCGAAAAGTATCCTGTCAAAGATTATGACTTTGAAGTGACCAGTTCACTAGGCATTGTTGCCAGGGAGTACGAAGTTACTCAGCTAGTCCAGTTATTGCAGACTATGGGCCAAGATACACCACTTTACCCTCTGCTAGTAAAGGCGATTATCGAAAATATGCAAGTTAGCAACCGTGAAGAACTCATTGCTCTAATTGACCAGGCTGCACAGCCAGATCCCGAAGCCCAAGAAGCAGCTAAAGCTGATTTGGAGGCTAAATTGGCCTTCAGTCTTGCACAAACTAAGGCTATGGCTGGCCAAGGTTCGGAGAGTGAGGCAAGGGCAGCAAAAATTGCTGCTGAAACTAAAGCTATTCCATTGGAACTTGAAAATGAAAGGGTCCGTTCATTGGCTGCATTGGCCAAAGTTGATAATGACCTGGACAGAAATGACAAGTACACCTTAAAAATGGCTGAAACGTTTGTGAAGGAAAAATCAGTTGCAAATGCAGCAGCTAAAAATATTACCAATCAATAATAGTTGTACTAATATAATAATAGTTTTAAGCTATTGGGGGATTGATGGAAGAAACTGCTAAAGAGTTGGAAAAATATCAGCAAGAAATGTTCAAGA